ATCCAGTGGAAGTTCGAGAACGAGACGCTGACTGCCGGCACCAACGACAGCGGCGAGAGCTCGCTCTCGGCCATCACCGTCGACGACTTCGCCGAGCTGATCGGCAAGCTTCCGAGCTACGCTCGGGCCGGTGCCGGCTGGTACGTCACGCCGCAGGTCTACAGCACCTGCATGCTGCCCCTGATGCTGAGTGCCGGTGGCGTCTCGGCAGCCGAGCTCTCGGCCGGTGCCAGCGAGCAGCGGTTCATGGGCTACCCGGTGTACTTCAACAACTCGATGCGGTCGGCCCCGACGGCCGGCCAGGTCATCGCCCTGTTTGGCAACCTGCGACTCAGCACCCACTACGGGCTGCGGCAGCAGATCGCCATCCGGTCCTCGACCGACCGCTATATCGAGTTTGACCAGACGTACCTGCAGGGCCTCTGCCGCTTCGACATCGTCACCTCCGACGTGGGTGACGCCTCGACGGCTGGCCCGGTGGTTGGCCTCACGCTCTAAGACTTCACCAAGGAGAGACCCTTACCATGGACCCTGTTGCCAACAGCAAGAGCGTGATCTCGCTGACCGCTGCCGCTGGGCTTGCCTCGGCTGGCACGCACACGGTGGCCATCGACGCCCTCGGGTTTGACACCGTCAGCATCGACGTCGGCTACCGCAGCATCGCCAACACGGCGGCCCCCAGCGTCGTGAGCGTCAAGCACAGCGACACGGACGGCTCGTACGCCGCGATCACGGACCTCGTGCAAGACACCGACTACACCCTCGGTGGCGTGGCCAACACCGCGACGGTCAACGTGACTCGGTTTGACCTGAGCACCAAGGGTCTGAAGCGGTACCTGCAGGTCTCGGTCACGCCTTCCGCGGAAGCGACGGCCAACGCCAGCAACAACACCGTGGTGGTCGCGGCCCGGCTCGGCAAGGGCGAGCGTGGCGTCGACTCCGCGGCTGATGCGAACGTCACGACCCTGGTCGTGAAGTGACCACTGGCTGATTGACGACAACCTCAACAAAGGAGGATGCCGTGGGCGCGGCGTCACCTGTGGCTGGCATCAAGCCGGCCGTGCTCGACACGGGCTCCGGCCCGCAACGTGTGATGTGTGCGATGTCAGTCCCGAGGCTGGGCTGGCAGGACCACATGTTCTGCTGGCCAAGAGGGCTGGTTCCCTACGGCATTTCGCCGGTGCGGCTTGAGGGGGCGTTCTGGGGCCAATGCCTCGAGCGTGTCCTTTCCGAGATGGTCGAGCTCGACACGGACCCCAAGGCCCCGCCGCTCTGGCTGCTGACGCTCGATTACGACACCATCTTCGAGCAGGACGCCGTGCCACGGATGCTGACGTACGCAGCTGCCAGCGACTACGACATCGTCGCGGCTGTGCAGATGAAGCGGAAGCAGGACGAGCCGCTCTTCACGATGGCCAGCCCAGACGGCGAACGGAAGAGCGAGATGCGGCGGGATCACTTCGTCTATCACAACATCGTGAAAGCCAACACGGCCCACTTCGGATTCACGATGATAAGAGCAGCGGCCCTCAAGAAGATGCCGCATCCCTGGTTCCTGGGCAAGCCAGACAGCGAGGGCACCTGGGGGCCAGAACGGACAGACGACGACATTCACTTCTGGCAAGTGGCTCAGAAGGCAGGACTGAAGAGCGGGGTGTGCACGAGGGTGTGCATCGGACATGCAGAGGTTTGGATCAAGTGGCCGAGTAGCAACATGAAGTGCCTGCTGCAGCATCCGGGTGACTTTTGGGAAAGCGGCGGCCGACCGCCCGAGGAGGCGTGGAAGTGACGTTGACCATTGAGACAACCTCCGTGCGGTTCCGGCGGCCGTTCCAGGGCTACAAAGCCGGCCAGGTCGTCGAGGTGCCCAAGGGCCAGGCCCGTGCCATGCAGATGATGGGGCGTGTCGATCTGGTTGAGCAGCCGCTGCTCGAGGTCGCGGTGGCCCCGGAGCCGGTCGTTGAGCAGGCGGTCGCTCCAAAGGCCAAGGCTCCAAGGCGGCGCAGGAGGGCCAAGAAGTGAGCCTGTTCTACCGCGGCACGATTGCGAGCAAGTACCGCAGCCTGGTGGTGGCAGCCGCCAGCACGGCCGACGACCGCCCAGTGAGTGTGGCCGACGCCAAGGAGCATCTGCGGGTCGTCGACACGACCGATGACGATGAGTACATCGGGCTCTTGATTGACGCGGCGACCACGTGGGCAGAGGACTACTGCGACCGGACCTTCGCAGACAAGACGTACACGGTGGCCTTCGATGACTTCTTTGGCACCCGCATTGAGCTTCCGCGCCCGCCGGTGCGGTTGAACGAGACAGGCTCGGAGGCCACCGTGACTATCTCGTATGTGGACACAGGCGGTGCCACGCAGACGCTCACCTGGGCAGAGAGCGGCACACAGGACTTCCGGCTCGACCGCGATCACGTTCCGGCTCTCGTCTACCCGACGTACCTCGACGTCTGGCCGAGCGTGCGGATTGACGACAAGAGCGTCCAGATCACGTACCTCGCAGGCTACGGCGGTGCTGCCAGCGTCCCGAAGCCGGCGGTGCACGCCATCAAGATGATGGTCGGCCACTGGTACGCCAACCGCGAGGCCGTTGGCAACGTCGGCCAGAACGTGCCGATGGGCGTGGCGGCCCTGCTCGAGCCCCTCAAGTGGAAGCAGTACGCATGAGCATCCAAGGCCGCATTGCAATCGACGCAAGTTTCGCCGACTCGGACACCAGCACTGGCGTGCAGTCGCTGAAGAAGATCTCGCTGGTCGACAGCACGAGCTACACCTCGGGCAAGGTGGCCTACGTGACAGGGACTGTGGGCACGGCTCTGCAGTTCATCAGCTATTCCGACTACCGTAACGCCGCAGGGCAGACGCAGACACTGAGCGTCCAGCGGTTTGCATTCCAGGCAACGCCAGCGGCACAGATCCTCAACGACTTAGGGGCGGTCCTCTGCCAGAGTGAAGAAGACGTGTCTGTCGACAACTGGAGAGATCACGTGGCCGTGAAGACCACCGCTGGCACCGCCTCCTACACCCTCGTTCTCTACGGGACGTGAGCCATGCTTGCATCCGGCATCATGGACCAGAAGGCTGTCATTCAGACACCGACTGAGACGACCAACAGCATCGGTGAGCCGACGCTGACGTACTCGGAGTTTGCGACCCGGTGGATCGCCGTGCTGCCGCTGTCGGGGGCCGAGCGGGTCGCCAGCCTGCAGACCGAGGGCACGGTCACGCATCGCGTGCGGATGCGTTATACGCCTGGTCTGCTGCCCAAGATGCGGATCGTGAGCGAGGGCCGGACGTTTGAGATTGACTCGGTGGTGGAGCGTGGCCGTCGAGTCGAGCACGAGCTGCTTGTCACGGAGAAGCTGGACTGATGGACCGTATCGTCGCCAGCGTCGAGGGCGTTGAGGATGTGCTCCGCCGGTTCACCGCCCTCTCAAAGAGCGTGCAGAAAAAGTACCTCGGCAGCAGCGTCCGAGAGGTCGTCAAGTCTGTCGTGCCGGAAGTGAAGGCCCTGACGCCCAAGGGGCCGACCGGCAACCTGCGCCGCAGCGTAGGGCTCAAGCTTGAGAAAAAGAAGACAACGACAGCCGTGGGTATCGTCGGGTATCGCCGGGCTGTTGGCGGCAGCAATCGCGAGCTCGGCTTCCACGCCTGGTGGATTGAGCACGGAGTGCGAGACCGCTACCCGACAAAGTTGGCCCTGCAGGTGCCGATGAGTCGGGCAAAGAAGTACCCCTACCTCAAAGGTAGCGTGGCCATGATTGGCGGCGGGGAAGGCGGCAGCATCTACTTCCGCAGCGTCCGCGGATTTGTCGGGAGCGGCAAGTTCGGCCGATGGGCTGACGCAAATCTGCCGCGGCTCAAAGACCGGCTCGTCGGCAAGCTGGAAGACAATGTCGGCAAGGCCATCGCCGAGCAGGAACGCCGCGACATCCGTCAGACTCACGGGGGCCGCTGATGCCTAGTGTGACGCACATCGACGAGGCTCTGCGGCAACTTCTAGCCGCCGATGCCGATGTCACCATGCAGGCCGGCAACCGGATCTACCAAGTCCAGGCCCCGCAGGGCACGGCCCTGCCGTGCATCGTCTTCGGCCGAGACACGCAACTGAAAGACCCGTTCACTGACCTGCTGCGGAGCAACTCGCTCATCCGTGCCACGTACACGGTCAGCTGCATCTCCGACAACCTGCTCGAGGTGCGAAACCTGACCCGTGCCGCAAAGGCAGCCCTACAATACAAGACGACGGACATCATCCGGCTGGCCGTTGTCAGGAGCGACGACGACCAGCAGGAGCCCTCGCCCGGCGGGGAGCAGCTGCCCGTCTATCGCACGGATTTGTCGGTCGAGATTACCTACAGCGAACCCTGAGCAAGGAGGCTCAGACTATGGCTCACGACATCGGACAGGGCACCTACGTCAAGTTTGGCACAGTTCTTGGAACACAAACTGTCGGAGTTTATAAGGTCAACAGTTTGTCTCTTGGCACCATTGAGCGCGACGTTGTCGATGCGTCCCATCTGCTGACCACGGGTGGCCGGGAGTACATTGCCAGTGAGTTCTACGAGCCTGGTGAGTTAAGCCTTGAGATTCACCACGACCCGGCGATTCAGCCGTGGAAGGTGCTGACCAACGTCAGCACTAATCAAACGGTGAGCATCTACTTTGCCAACGGCGGGACTAATACCCTTGTCTGGTCGTCCTACGGCTACGCCCAGAGTTTCCAGGCATCCGTTCCAAAGGATGACATGATGACGGGCACGCTGACGATTAAGCTCAGCGGCAGCCTGCACACTACACCTTGATAGCACGGAGGCGCGGATGGCACTGACACGGGAGCAACTCAAAGCCAAGCGAGGAGTGCGGCAGCGAGTAGCTGTAGACATTCCAGACTTTGGCACGGTCTACGTGGCCAAGATGACGGCCAGGGACCGCGACGAGTTTGAGTTCATCGTGACCGGCGGCAGCCCGACCGGCAAGGTCAACACTCGCAACGTGCGGGCGAAGTTCCTGGCCCTGGTGCTCGTCAACGAGGACGGGACCAAGATGTGCGAGGACGAAGACGCCGAGTGGATTGGCGAGCTTGACACGGATGTCGTGCAGGCGATCGTGGAGGCTGGCTTTAAGCTCAACGGCATTGGCTCAGACACCCTCGAGGAAACAGTAAAAAACTAGAACGCCGTCCGGTCTTGCTGTTCCTCTATCGGCTGGCTTTGCAGCTGGGCATCTGGAACGTCGAAGATCCGGGCGGCTTGGCCGAGACCATGAGCGTCGAACAACTCTACGGCTGGATGGCTGCTTACCAGTTGATGCCGTGGGGAGACGAGTGGCTCAGAGACGCTGTCGGAATGTCGCAGATGTTCAACGCTCACCGCCCCAAAGGCAAGCCACCGATGAGCCCGTACGACTTCATGCCGGTCGGCAAGCGGGCACAAAGCCCTGACGAGATGTGGCGGATTCTGCAGTCTGCCAAGAGGTAAGCCATGGCAGCCCGCAACTTCGGCCGCGTCAACGTCTCCATCAGTGCCAGCACAGGCGGGCTGACTCGCGGGCTCGGCAACGCATCAAAGCAGATGCGGGGCTTTAAGGCCCAGACGACGAGCCTGACGTCAACGCTGCAAAACTCGGTGGCCGGTTTCGTCGGATTGGGTCGCGGGGCATCTGTCGCAGCAATCGGCATTCGTGCCGTGGGCATGGCTATCAAAGCGTTGCTCGGGCCGCTGCTGATCCTCACCTCGCTGGTGAGCATCTTTGCTGCCATCGGCAGGGCCGCAAAAAGCCTAGACGAGACAGCCAAGCTTGCCCGACGTCTGGGGATGTCGGCCAGCAGTATTCAGGCATTCTCGACGGTCGCCTCTGAGGCCGGCGTGTCGAGCGAGCGTCTCAACGTCATGCTGACGTTCATGAGCCGGCAACTGGGGCAACTGGCCCAAGGCAATGCTCAGGCAGTCAAAGCCTTCGGCATGCTCGGGTTGACGATGGCTGACTTGCAGGGCTTGTCGCCAGAAGAACAGTTCACGCTCATCTCGCAACGCATCCAGGCATTGCCCAATCAGTCGCAGCGGGCTGCCGTTGCCATGATGCTCTTCGGCCGCAGTGGTGCTGAGGGTCTCAACTTCATCGCGGCAGCTGCCGGCGGTGCTGTGACTGAGATGCAAAAGTTGCAGGACCAACTGGGCGTCTCGCTGACGGATCAGCAGGTGGCCGGCATCGAGATGATGAACGACGCCTTGGCTCGCACGAGCATGGTCTTTGAAGGGTTCATCAACCAGTTCTTGGCTGGCTTGGCCCCCGCTGTGGCCACGGTGGCAAATCTGTTTGTTCAGTTCTTCGCCGACACAAACGGCG